GTTTCAGCTCCAGCACCTCTAGCCCCTACTTCTTGAGCAGCACCCGCATTAGCTGCGTCATGTACTGCGGTTACTACAATAGCAGCATCTCCTACAAATGTTGGAGCATCAGCAGCAGCACCGCCAGCACCACGTAATTGAGTCATACCAACGTCATTTAGTAAGACAATTAAATCTCCAATAGTTTGTTTAACATGGGTTGCTTCTTTAGGATTAAAGTTCTGAACATCACCGACATTATTATCAGCAAGTTCGGCAGGTAGGCCAATTGAAAAATCTCTATCACGGTTTCGTACGCTAAACATAATATATAATATTATATATATTATTTTTTTTCTAAAATAATTAAATCTAAAACTAAATCTTTTTATTAAATTATAAATATAATTTGATAAAAGATTATTGTTCAATCTACTCCAATCATTGAACTAATAACTTAACTAGTAAAATTCTGTGTTACTCCATTAAGAGTAATTACAACACGAGTTAATTTATTTTCTAATGATTGACGCATTTTATTAACTTCATTGTAGGTTTTGGCAACAGTGGCAATTTCTTTAGCAGTATATACATGTCCATCCTCGGGTTTAAATCTACCAGTTGAAATAGCATTGTTCATTGCGATTAAGTTGTCACGATTGTTCTTAACTTGGGTTTCAGTTTTCTTGAGTTCTTGTACAAGGCCATCAATCTTTTGAGCAGTACTAGAATCTAATGTTCCTTTACCACTGGTAATTCTATCTTTTAATGACTGGATAGCCGCATCTAATGATGATGAAATGAATGATTCATCAGTGATGGGTCTGAATGGACCGATTAAACCAGAATAACCTCCTTTCATTATACCAATATTGTAGCCACCACCTCTCATTTCGATGGGGAAATCAGTTGGGGGAGCAGCCATTGCTCCGCCTAACAATCCAGGGAAACCGGGAAGTCCGGGAAGAGCGATATTGATAGAACCGGGGACACCGACATTGGCCATGGTTTGTGGAGTTCTCTTTTTACGGATAATGTTCATGAATCTTAACATTTGAGGATTAAATGTGCCCAAGTTCATATTATGGACTTCATTAACTTTAAGGTCATTCTTTAAATATGTTTCTATTTGGACAGTATTACTGGTATCCTGTAATTCTTTTAATGCTTTATTAAATTCAGCATTTTTACTGATTTTCATGATGACTTCATCAGGATTACAATTTAAGATATTGGCTAATCCCTTTTTATCAACAGGAGTTAAACCAAGAACACCCATGAATTCTTTGGCAGATGCCCATTTGAAACCTTCGGGTACACGTCTTAAGTTAGTGGGTGCCCAAACGATGTGACCAAGGAAGCGGTGGGCATTGGTGTTGGCGGCGACGGTGGGTAAATTATTAAATAGTTTGCGGAGGGTAGCAATTACATTGGATTGACCGGCGTTATCGTTAACGCCTACTAAGGCGGCAACTGCTGGTGCTGCTCCACCGACATCACCATTAACATTACCAAATATATTTCGGTGTGCTTCAATTGGAAATAATTTTCTTAAATTTTTAATTATTTCATGATTAGTGGTTGTTAATGGTATGGCAGGTGATCTAACGGATGGTACTGGAGCATCAGCATCAACTGGAATAACAGCAATTGCACCATCTACAGCTACATTATCTACACCTACAAATCTTTGATGTGCTGCTGATCCTGGAACATCGGCCCCGAATGTTTTTAAGAAAGCAGCACGAGTTGGAATAGCCTTTAGACTATTTTTGAGTTGAGTAAACATTTCAGCACTACCGGCAACAGGACCAATTACCCCGCCTGCCCCAGCTACTGCTGTGTCATCAATATTACGAAATAGACCAGTATTTGCTGCTCCATTTAATGTAAGCGCATCAATAAATGTAGTATAATTAATATTATTCACATCTATTTTTTGATCTATCGCGCGAGTATGAAATCTTAAGACATTAATAAGATTTCTAAAATCAATTCTTTGATTGTTACCGTCGGCACCAACAGCAGCAAAAGATGATTTTCCTAAAATAGCATCTAATTCTTTAATAGCGATATCAACAGATGTACCATTGACTGTAGCATTTTCAGAATTAATAACTCTTCCGTTTTTATTAGCAGTTGCGGCATCAATATCAGCAGCAGATTCAAGTAAATTTAAGATTAATTTCTTTCTTTGTAATAAGAGTCTTTTGGCTTCGGTAAATAATTGTTCTTTTGTAATAGCAGCTTCAGCAATAGGTGGGGTAGCAGCTGCTAATCGAGTAACATAAGCTCGTAAATGTCTAGAACAAACTGTGTGATCACTGGCACCACGAGTAACATCGGCAGTAACATCTGCTGTAGGTACAGTTAGGGTAAGAGCTGCGACATAATCTACTTGATTTGCTGCTGCTCCAGCGGCAGCAATAGTTGGTCTAATTCCACCAACATCCAATCGAGTATGAGCAACATCACCAAGTAAAACAAGTAAATCCCCAATAGTATCTTTAACATGGGCTTCGGCTCCAACTATACCGGCATCAAAATTATCAGCATCACCTTTATTTGTTTCTGCGGCTTCAGGAGGTTCGCCAATTGAAAATTCTCTATCACGATTTCTATCAACTCTGAACATAATATATAATATATATTATATTATTTTCTCAAAAAAATTAAATCTATAAACTAAATCTTTTTATTAAATTTTTATTAATGTATGAAGAACTATAATTTAATTCATATAGTACTCCAAGAATCAAACTAATATTTATATTATCATTAAAATTCATCATTCCATATAATATTATTTTTTCCCAATTATTAGTTGATCGAATAAAAGAATCATATACAAATAGTATTTGTTCTTCTGGTTTTTCCGTAAAAAAATCATTATTTCGATAACAATGATTCTCTAAAAAATATAAATTACGTGCTCCAATTAATAAATGCGATTTTTTTTCTACAAATACTTCATCCACGAAGTTTAATTCATAGTAATTCCGAAAGTAATCTGTAAATTTTTCTAATTCTATTTTACTAAATTTATCATTCATCTCATCCAAATCTTTAAACATTTCTGGTAACCATATCATTGGTCCTATCCTATTTAAAGAATAATGAACAAAAAGACCACATACAATAGTTGCTAAAATTTGATTATAATCTTTAGTAAAATTAATAAGAAAATCATATATTTTTTGCATCATTTTCTTTTTATCCTTAATTTTCAAAGCAAATGGTATTCCTAAGAAAATTAATGAATAATAATCTTTTAAATCTCCCTTATTAATTAAAACCATTAACGTATTCAAATTTAAATTATCAACAATATATTCTGATTTTTTGTAATTTAATATAACTTTCTTAAACTCCTTAATAATATCATTAAAATTATCAATATTATCATATATAATTTCATTCAATATTAAATTATAATGTGTTCGACTATCGTAATTTAATTGAGATGTACCTCCATATTTGGTTATTAATAAATTATAAAAATAAGAATTAACCGTCGTGATATTATTTTTTTTATTAATTTTTAAAAATACATTTGAATATAATCCAAAATCTCCTAAAAATTCAAAAGCTTTAAATCCAATTGATGTTGTTAAATACATTATCTTTAAATCACTTATATTTGAAATCTTAATTAGACTCATATAAATTATACATATATATTAAATTTAATATTTGTATATAAATATTAATTTATAATTATAATCATATATAAAATGGATTTAATTCAAGTATACATTCGCTATGATTTATATGAAACATTAGAATTACCAGTTGATGCTCCAATTAATGACATTAAGAAAAAATATAAAAAATTAGCAATTCGATTCCATCCTGATAAGTATCTCAATACTGACGAATTAAGTGAAGCTGAAAAGGATACTTTAAAAGAGCATTTTAATTTAATTAATATTGCTTATGATATCTTATCTAATGAAGATAGTAGAATAATGTATACAAAATTGCGAAGTGAATATTTAAATGCTGGTCAATCATTTGATCTAAAAAAACAGTTTACTAATTTTCAATTTAATTATGGGGACAAGGATACGGTTAAAATAAATTTTAATAGTGAAAATGATAAATTAAATGTTGATAATGAAAAAATAGCAGAAGAAATTCGAGAAAATACAAAGAAAAATTTAAATAAAGAATACAAGATTGATAAAATAGATGAATTTGATAATTTAGTCAATCAATCAACTAATAAAAATATTAAGACAGAGTATCTAAATAAATTCAATAATTTATTTGAGACATTTAAAAAACCCGCTAATACTAATAGTGAAATAATTGCTTTTAATGGCGACGAAGGTGTTTCTAATTTTGAAGATGCTTTTAATTTAATTGAAGTATCTAGTAAAGATTTTAAGGATTCTAATATGAGTATTGATGAAAAAATGAAGGCTTATCAAGATGAATATAGTAAACTTAAGGTGCCTGCTAATTTGAAGAAGAAGAATATTTAAGATCTATATACCCGTTTACTAGTTTACCCGCTAGATAGTAACCATCTAACGGTAACCATTTGACGGTAACCTACTGACGGCAACCTACTGACGGTAACCATCTGACGGTAACCTTCTGACAGTAACCATCTGACGGTAACCATCTGACGGTAACCATCTGACGGTAACCATCTGACGGCAACCTACTGACGGTAACCATCTGACGGTAACCATCTGACGGTAACCATCTGTTTATTAGTAAACAGGTTAACAATTAAAGGGTAAACAGTTAAACGGGTTAAGAGGTAAACGATTTCCGACACTGTTCATACCCCAACTCCAATAATTCCTTTCTATTATTTTCATCAATTTTATAATTAATGAAATTTTGATTACCAGTACTAACAATAAATAATTTACATTTATCAGTATATTTATCAATTTTGCCTTTAATGTAATCACTACTAATTGTTCGATACATATGAAATAAAAATGTTATTGTTTCCATTTCTGAAATATCATACGTTTCCTTAAATGGACTCAATACAATTGCGATTGTATCTTTTAAATCTTCATCTGGTATTAATTGAATTGGAAAATTATCTTTTAATCCACCATCAATATAATAACAATCTTTATACAAAATTGGTTCATATAAAATAGGTATACAACATGTAATTCTTAGGGCTAAATAAACGGGCATATCTGGATAATTAAGATGATTAACGTATTCAACTCTATCTTTGGTAATATTTGTAATTCCAATTATAAAATCTTTATTTGTTTTATCATATAATTGTTTTAACGTTATATTTTCATCTAAATCTTTCTTGTGTAAAAATTTTTTTATTAATTTATCAAAATTTTCACCATTTGTTAATCCCTTAAATTTTTCATCAATTAATATTTTTTCAAAATGTAAATCAAATATCTTGTTAAAATCAAATTTTATTAGGAAATTCTCAAGTTCATTATATTTGTATCCTATAATGATTAAAAAAATAGCCAAACCACCAGCGGATACACCAACAAATTTTGTTATTGTATTTAAGAGATTTGACATTTCTAAATATTTGATAATTCCATAAAATTGGAAAAAATATGAGCCACCGCCACTTATGACTAGGTTTTTAAAAACTTTAACCTCTTTTACTTCTTTTACCTCTTTTACTTCTTTTACTTCTTTAACCTCTTTAACATCTTTTACTTCTTTTACTTCTTTAACCTCTTTAACTTCTTTTACTTCTTTTACTTCTTTTACTTCTTTTACTTCTTTAACATTTATGTTTTGTATACCATCTTTAACATTTATGTTTTGTATACCATCTATTTTTTGTATACCATCTTTTACCTCTATGTTTTGTATACCATCTATTTTTTGTATACCATCTTTAACATCCTTATCCTGTTCCATTATTAACCATTGATAAAATAATAATTACAAGTAAACCAAATAAAATAATTGATATAATATTATTACTATTTTTGCTACTCAATAAATCGGTATATTTGGTCATATCAAGAAAACTTTCAGTAAATTTTAATGTATCTACATTATTAAATCTTTCAACCATTTTATGTCTACATTGTTGACAGCCTTCCATGTGTCTAAATAATAGATCACATTGAGTTCCATCATCTTTTGTAAGAGATCCTTTTAAATTTCTTAATTCTGTATTAAAGATACTACTACTGTGAGTAGATGATTTTTCAGAACTTTGAGTTTGTTGAACTGTAGTTTCACTTTGTTGAACTGTAATTTCATTGGTTGCATCATTTACACTTGTAACCGGTTTATAGTTTTCTTTATATTTATCTAAATCATTTGAAGTTTTCCAAGCTTCATCAATTGTTGAATACATATTATATACTTATAAATTAAATAATTTAAAAAAATCTAAATATAAAAGAATGATTCGTTTATAATATATATTTAGTTTCTATAATACATTATATGTCTTTTAAGTCCACAAAAATACAGACAACTGATACTGATTTATTATTAAATTTATTGGCTGATGAAAATAAAATGAAAGATGTTCCAATTCCAAAGATGACTGTACTAAATGAAAATACTAGTGATGACGATGAACATGTTGTAGATGCTATTAATTTAGAAGGTCGTACACCATCAAATTTAAAATTTCAACAAACAGATAAACTAGACTCATCTCGTTCATCAAAATCATCTGGATCGGATGAATCGGATGGATCTTTTGATTCAGAAAGTTCAGGTAGTAAATCAAGAGTAACTGCTAAAACAGAAATAAAAAATAATCCATATGAAATACCATTTGAAGAATTACCACCTCAACAACAGAGATTAAAGAGATTAGAAAAATTCATGCAATTAAAATATATTAAAGATAAATTTAATATATCATTGTCAAAAGAATATACAATTAATAGTGATTATAATGAAATGTGTGCTGAAATTGAGTTCCATACTAATTACCAGAAAAAGAGAAATGGCATTGAATTCTGGAAATCTACTTTTGTATATGGTGCGAAAGGTGTTGAATATTTAAATAAAACGGTAGATCCATTTGGATTTGATTTAAATGGATGGAGTGAACATTTTGCTGCTATAGATGCTAATTCAAATGATGAAATTTTTGGTGAATTATATGATAAATACAAATCTAAATTTGATGGATATTCAGTAGAGTTGAGAGCAATATTAATGTTTGCTGGATCAGCCGGAGCATTCGTAACGGCAAACAGTATTTCAAATGTTCCAGGTATGAATAAGATTAAAGAGACCAATCCTGAATTATTCAATAAGATCAAGGCTAATGTAGAGAATGTTACTAAAGCAAAGATTAGTAATATGGCACCAAGCAATGAGAAAATGGCAGCTGCTGAACAAAATATGATGTTTCAAAAAATGATGGCTGAAAAACAGCAAATGGAAAAAGTATTAGAATCGCAAAGAAATGAAGTTGATCGTTTAGTAAATAATCAACAAAGAATTATTGAACAGCAAAACTTTGATAATAATATTTTGAAAAGTAAATTAGGAGTTAGTGGTAATGCTGTAACGACGCCTAAAATGGGTGCTGGACCTGAAAAATCGAACATAAATTCTATTTTAAATAAATTAAAATTAAATCTACCAAAAAATAATGATACTAGCTCTGTTACTGAAGAAAACAGTAGTGATCGTCGAGTTGTGATGACTTCGACGGTTGATTCTGAAAAGAGAGGTAATTTGAAAAGTAGTATATTAAATAAGAAGAGTGTATTGAATATTAGACGCTAAAATTTTTAAATGGGTTTACTAACTTAAAATTTTATAATGGGTTTACTAGCTTAAAATCAAACTTAAAATTTTATAATGGGTTAACCAACTTAAAATGTATACCAACTTTAAATGTATACCAACTTTAACTGTATACCAACTTAAAATGTTTACCAACTTAAAATTTTATAATGGGTTTACCAACTTAAAATTTTATAATGGGTTTACCAACTTAAAATAGGTATACCAACTTTAACTTTAACTTTAATTAAATAAATTCATCTTAGATAATAATTGATTTATCGTAGGTTGTTCATTATTTCCTCCAGTTAATTGATTCAACTTACTTTTTAATCTATTAATTTCATTATCTAATTCTTTTTTTTTATTTTCTAATTCATTTGAATTAGAGTATATTCCACCTTTTTGTACTTGAGTAGGCGCTTGATCAATTTGTTTACTTACTAGATTAGCTGCTATTCTAGAATCCTCGGCAGCTTTTTTATCTGCTGCTTCCTTCACTTTACGTTCTTCTTCAGCTGCTTCCTTCACTTTACGTTCTACTTCTGCGGCTATCCTAGCATCCTCAGCTGCTTGTTTTTCTGCTGCTTCTTTCTCTTTACGTTCTTCTTCAGCTGCTATTCTGGCATCTTCAGCTGCTTTTCTAGCATCTTCAGCAGCTTGTTTCCTTGCTGCTTCTTTCTCTTTACGTTCTTCTTCAGCTGCTATTCTGGCATCTTCAATGGCTTGTTTCCTTGCTGCTTCTTTCTCTTTACGTTCTTCTTCAGCTGCTTTTCGAGCA